GCAGTCTGGTGATGCACTAAAAGTAAAAAGTAATACGGCAAGCAGTGCAGATGTTTGGGTTTCTGTGGTGGATGCCATTAGCACATAGGAGGAGTTATGCCATATATTGGTAGTCAAGTCGGTTCTAGTTTTTCATCAAGACCTGCAACGCAGGAATTTAATGGAGATAACTCTACAACGGTCTTTACGTTAAACCAGACTGTAGCTCAAGAAGACATCGTAGTGAGCGTTGACGGTGTAATACAGGAGAGTGTAGACGCATTTACAGTGCCAAACGGCACGAACCTTACTTTTACAGAAGCTCCATCAACTGGCACAGGTAACATCTTTGTTATCTATCTTGGTGCAACGGACACAAGTATTACGATACCAACACAGAACAAAGGCACATTTAAAAACGGTGGTATGTTTAGAACCAATGCTCAGACACTGGATGTGAATACAACAATAGAGGCTACAGAAAACGCTAACGTCACAGGACCTCTGACCATAGCAAGTGGTATCACACTGACGATTAACTCAGGAGGAAACGTAGCAATACTATGAGCAATCTTCTAGTACAAAACATAAAGCATACGAATAATACTACGGCTATGAGTGTGGACACAGCAGGACGTATTACTGAACCTAATAAACCTGCCTTTCTTGCAACCTATGCTAATAATGCGTGGAGTACAGTTAGTGCTAATGATGTTATACAATTTAATGATGTCTCATCTGGTGACTGTTTTGACAATGGTAGTAACTTTGTAACAGGCACATACAGATTTGTAGCTCCAGTCGCAGGTACTTACTATTTTGCTTTTAGCATATACACAATTAATAGTGATACAACAGCGGCTTTTAAGTTCAGAAAAAATGGTTCTGACTTGGTAATGGCAGGAAGCACAGCACAATTTACCCAAATGTCGGAAGATGGTGCAATAGATAATACGGCAACAGGTATAACAGTTACAAGTCTTTCAGCAAGTGATTATATACAAGTTACTGGAGCAGGAAGTTCAGATGTATATGGTTATTATTCCAGTTTTTGTGGGCATTTAGTAGGGTAATGATATGTCAATAGAATTAAGACACTTTAGAATATTGAGAAACAGAAAGTTAAAAAACAGCGATTGGACACAGGCTAACGATAGTCCATTGTCTGATACAAAAAAAGCAGAATGGGCTACGTATAGACAGGCACTTAGAGACTTAACAAAGACTGTTACTCCTAAGTTTTTACCTAATAGCCCAAAGATAGACGAATCAGATTTTCCAAAAGAACCGTCATAGGATAAGACAATGGCAACACTCAAAACAAACACACTCACAGGCACATCAACAGCAGGGTCTATTGCCGTCACAGGAGAGGGTAACTCTACAACCACCAACTTACAGCAGGGATTGTGTAAGGCTTGGGTTAACTTAAATGGAACAAGCACTATTTCTACAAGAGATTCATTTAATATATCAGGAACAACAGATAATGCTACAGGAACTTACACCCACGCTTTTACTAATAACATGAACAATGATGACTATGCCTTTGGCTCTTGTTATAACGGTAATGATTATGGAGCAGACAGAGATGGCTCAGATAGTGGAGATGTAGGCACATCTTCATTTAAAAGAGTATTAATTGTATCAGGCACAGATTACCAAGATAATGATTTAGTGTTAAGTATAGTAGCAGGAGACTTAGCATAATGAGTACACTAAGAACAAATGCCTTAGAGGGAGTAGACGCAAAGAACAGCATCACTATTGTTGCAGGTGCAGGAAATATTACCACTACGAATGTGCAACAAGGAATATGTAAAGTTTGGGTGCAGTTTGATGGTTCTTCAAGTGGAGCTGCAGCTGAAGACTCTTTTAATGTTGCAAGCATGACAGATGTAGGAACAGGAGACTATACTATAACAATAGCAAACGATATGAACAATGCAGGATACTCTGTGCCGTGTGCAGGAGATGATAGAAACCACAACCATGTGACACACACTATTGCTACTGGCTCTTTTGGGTTTAGGTGTAGAATTGGTATAGAAGGTTCAACAGCAAATAACGCAGACACAAATGAAGCATCCTGTGCAGTATTTGGAGACTTAGCATGACACCAGAATTTCAAGGAACACATTTATGGGATAGACTAGGATGGGCAAAGCAAAACCTAGAGCCATACAGAAGTGAGTATTGCATTGTATGGGAAGACCCTGACAACCTAGATGAACCTGCAAAGGTTACACATCCTGACCCTAACTGGATGGCTTGTGCATTGAATGGTGGCATACTACCACCTGTGTGGGTCTACTGGGAACTCAAGAAGGACGAAGCAAAGCCTGACTTTGTAAAGCATACACGAGGATATCTGTTGCATAACACTGAGCCTGTTAAAGCTATGACAGAAGAAGAAGCAATAGAGTACCTAATACAGAAAGATATACCTGAAAGGGTATGGAGAGATTATGAGCAAGCAAACCATAAGCGTTTGTTCATAGTGAAGAAAGAGCAGTTACCGCAACATCGAACATGGCGTAACGCTTGGAAGATAGATCAACAAGTGGCATAGGAGATACTAATGACCAAAACATTTATAACAGATAAGGATGGGGCAACCATAGATGCGTCTACTGCAACTGTGCCATCTGACAGACATTTTAGAAACGCATGGAAGCTCAGTGGTTCCGTGATATCTGAAGATATGACGGAGGCTAAGAAGATATTCAAAGACAAGATTAGGGAAGTGAGAAAGCCTTTACTTGAAGCTGAAGATGTAGTCTACATGAAGGCACTTGAAGCTGATGACGCATCTGCTAAAACAGCATCTGTAGCAAAGAAGAAAGCATTGAGAGATGCTCCTGCTGCTACAGCTATTGAGAACGCAGACACAATAGCTAAACTAAAAGCTGCTTGGGATACAAGCACATTGGGTGACAGCCCTTACGCATGAGGTAAATTATGGCTTTAACTAAAGTTAGACGAGGTGGTACAGACACTGGAATATCTGATTCTAGTGATGCCACTGCTATTACAATAGATAGCTCTGAAAACGTGGGTATTGGTACATCAAGTCCTAGTGGTGGAAAATTACATATTGCACACGGTAATGAATTTGGTTTATTTACTTCTGGTCCATTTAATTTTCAAGCAAAATTTGAAAGCACAGATGCAGAAGCAGCTATTGTAATAGAAGATAGTAATAGCACTAATGACGGTAATAGGATTGGTGTTATTACTAACGATATGGTTTTTATTACTGATGACGCAGAACGCGCGAGAATTTCGTCTAGTAGTACAAAATTTACAGCACCAGATGGTGGTAGCAGATACCTTTTTGGGGGTACTGGTAACTCAGACAGTGCAGAATTATCCTTGTATGATTCTAGTGATGCTCAAAAGGTAAGAATAGGAGCGGGAGTTGATACTTTTTTTACTGGTGGAGTCGTAAGTGTAGGTACAACTAGCACTGGTGGTAATTCTATATTAACACTAAGCACAGGAAATTTTACACATGGTATTAAACAATTTTGTAATAATGGTCAAAAGTCACTTCATGTTGAAGTAGGAGGTTCTGAAGTTGGCTCTATATCGCACAGTACTTCATCAACAGCTTTCAATACAAGTTCAGACTATAGACTCAAAGAAAACGTAGTTACAGATTGGGATGCAACTTCAAGACTTAAACAACTGAAGCCAAGTAGGTTTAATTTCAAAGTAGACGCAGACACAACAGTAGATGGGTTCTTAGCTCACGAAGTTTCAAGTGTAGTACCAGAAGCTATAACAGGAACTAAAGACGCTGTAGATGCAGATGGTAACCCAGAGTATCAAGGCATAGACCAATCAAAACTTGTGCCACTTCTTGTTAAAACTATACAAGAGTTAGAAGCACGAATTACAGCATTGGAGTCTAAATAATGCCATACATAGGAAAAGCACCCAATCAAGGCGTTAGAACACGCTTCATATACCAAGCCACAGCAGGGCAGACTTCTTTCTCTGGTTCGGATGCTAATTCCAATACGCTCACTTATTCAGATGGTGAGTATGTCGATGTATATCAAAACGGTATACTACTTAAACCTGCAACAGATTACACCTCTACAACAGGCACAACGGTCGTATTGGTTACAGGTGCATCGGTCAACGATGTTGTCGAGATAGTGGTATATGATGCGTTTAGCATAGCCAATAGCTACACCAAGTCTGAGTCTGACACACGCTATCCTTTCTTAGGTAACGACAGCATCATACGAACTAATGGTCAGACAATCAGTGCTGATATAACAATCAGTAGCACAACCAATGCACTGTCAGCAGGGCCTATTACAGTCGGTGCATCAGCAACGCTAACAGTTAATGGATTTTATACAATATTATGACAAGTGAACTTAGAGTAGATAATTTAAAAGGTAGCACCACAGGTGGCAGTATAAATGTCTTGGGTGAAGGTACATCTGCGACTACTAATTTACAGCAGGGGTTGGTAAAAGCATGGATGCAATTAAATGGTACTGGAACGATTGCTTTAGCTGATAGCTTTAATATAAGTAGTGTCAATGATGATGCAACAGGGACATACACACCAACATTTACAAACAATTATGCTAACAATGATTTTTCAGTATCAGGTTCAGGGGGAGTAAGTTCTACTAGACCTGTTATTAGATTTGACGAAGGCACAACAAGTACACAGAAACAAGAAATGAGGTCAGAAAGCGATGGTAATGCTTATGATGAAGCATCTACTAGGCAAATGTCAATGGGAGATTTAGCATGAGCAAAGCAGCAGAATTAGCAAACCTTATAGGCAACATCAATGCAGGGGGTGGTGGAGCTAATAAAAATGTTATAATAAATGGTTCAATGAACGTGGCACAGAGACTTCACTCAGGTGCAACTTCAGTTACAGGATTGGGTGGTAGTGACCCAAGTTATCAAACACTTGATAGATTTAGAATGAACATTGGTGGCACTTCAGCAGGGCGATTTACTATGGCACAAGATAGCTCTGCACCAGAGGGTTTTGCTAACTCTTTGAAATTATCTTGCACTACGGCAGACACATCTATTGCTGCTG